ATCATAATAATTAATGATTTAATTATTATAATTATTTAACACAAGTAATTAACTACGAATAAATGGAATACAATGTCGCGATACTTTACAACGGCGTGTTCCATTTTGACATCTTTTTTTCGGGTATTTAGTTTTACTATTTTGTAATTTCTTTATTTTTTTATTATTTATAACTTTGTGTTTTTTGTTATTTTTTTCTGTGATTATAACAGATTTTTTATTTTTATTTTTCGGCTTATTATTTAATTTATAATTATTAATACATAAATCTTCTGTCATCATTTTATCACCAATCATTTCTTTGCACTGTAATAGTTGAGTATATTCAGGATGATTTTCCCAATTCTTAACGCCTCGTTTAATTAATTTATTTTTTACAATTAACAAATTGTTTATATAATCTGAATTATTATAAATATTATTTAAGCAGAATTGTTTATTGCAATTGTAATTATCCATATAATACATAAAGATAATAAAATAATGAGACCGGCCGTGCAGATTAACTTAATTTTCATTTAATAACATTAACGCCATTGCTGCATAATTGTGTAAGTCTAATAAGGTATCTTGAATTCCTTCATCATTCACTAAATTAACCCCATTTTTTGTAATGGAAACGGCCCGTTGCAATTTGTCTTGTATTCGCATTAGAACCCCTATAACCCCATATTTAGCAAACGCGTCTCCATAATCGGCGTTTTTTCTAGTAAATAATTCCAACGCATCATTTTGTATCGTTTTTAATTGTTCTACCCGGTTCATATTAAATGTATTTGTGATATTTATTTATATTGTTATAAAATCATTTTATTTTGGCAAACAAGTTTTTTTAGTGGAATTATAATGATACCCGTTTTTACATCGTTTTCGCTTATTTTCAGTGACCACACATTTATGTAATGTTTTATCCATTCTACTTCCAATGGCACAACGGGTCATTGTTTTTTTAATAATACATTTAAGCGTTTTTGTATCCCGTAATGATCCAGTTTTACATTTTGGCATTTTAATATTATATTTTATTTTACAATTTGTTTTATTATAGATTGGAATTTTATTTATATAACAATAATATAATTTATTCACTAATTTATCGTGTTCTATTTTTTCGGGACTAACCCCTTGTTTTGTTAATTTTTGAATTCGTTCTATAATTTTATTAACACGGTCTTTTTCTGTGTGTATATGTTCTTTACAGGATAATTTTAAACATTTGGGTTGGTCCATTATATATTTATAATATATTATATTAGTTAAAAATATTATATGTTAATTTAATTCCTGCCTGCTGGCCCTACTTTATTTTTTTGATGATATCAAAATCCGTACGCCCTGCAAAATGTATAAAATAGTTGTTGTTAAAAAAATCATTTAATGTAATATTTTGAGTATTATCAAGCTTCGTTAAACCCCATATAGCATTAAACCGATTATCTATAATTTTGTATAAATTGTTTTTTTGAAGTTCATACCCTATACAAGATTGTTCAAAATGAAACCCTCTATAATGGGATATACTGTATTTTACATATTTATTAAATATATATTTCAAAAAATCATTGTGTAATTTTGGCTGTAATACTAAAACACCAGTATTTAAAACAATATTTGTTTTAATATTTAAACCACATAATTTATAATAATCGCTTGCGCTTGTTTCCCACCCCATTTTTTTCTGTATTTTTAATCTTTGCTCTTGTGTAGGTTGAGAATATTCGTCAATGATACCAATACGCCCTTCATAGTCTATGTAATTATGAATTGGAGGAGAATGAATGTTAATTAAAATATCCGCATCTATAAATATAACAAAATCATAGTTTTTTGAGATTTCTAAATCACATACTAATATTTTATTAAATGATATGGTAGCCTTATTTGTAATGTTCTTATCTAAAAAATCCGTAATAACTTTAAAATCATAACCATTTTTTAAAGCGTATTTTGATTGACTTTCATAAAATAAATCATTATATTCTTCTAGATATTTTTCACCAATCGCAACTGTTACTAAAAGAACTTTCATTATAAATATAATTATATAAATATATTTATAATGAAAAAAATCGGCATTTGGTCGTTGGCATTTATACCTGCAAATGTATATTTTTACATTAAATTATAAATAATGAAAAAAAAGAAAAAACGCATAGTCCGGACTTAACCGCCATCTACATTTTTTCATTAAATTTAAACTTGTTACTTAAGAACTAATAGTATGTTTATAACATTTGGTTATTCTTTCACGACATAATGGACAATTTGGAAGTTTTCCATCGTTTTTATTTTTGGAGTATTCTACCATTTGGTCAAAGCAAGTATTACAATAACTGTGCAAACAATTTGTTGTTACTTTTTTTGAAACTGCAATTGTATTCATACAAATCGGACAATTATCTAAAACATCTGTTTCAATCATATGCACATGTTCTATTTCTAATGAAACTCGCGTGGGCCTATTAAGATTAATAATTGTTTTTAAAATGTCAAAATTTAATATGAAATTTTTGTAGTATGCTAGTTCTGGCGAATCAAATCCACCATCAACTCTATTTACCATATGGTATTCTTTATCTATAATTGAAATTTCATCGGTAATTCGTATATTAACATTATTTCTTCTAGTTCTATCCACAATATATTGTAATATTAATATACAGGCATTTGTGTAATTCGGCATTCTTGTCGTTAGTTTTAAATTACGAACTAATGCTGGTAATTCATGTTTATATTGTCTATATCTGTTGTTAAGAAAGTGCATAACTTCATTATTCGTATATATTATTGCTTCGTATTTTGTCAGTTCTGGATTAGCCATATCAGTTAAAATATAATTATACATTTGGCATAAATCTGCAAGACAATATAATAATAACGGACTTGTACAAGTACAAACACTGTGATCTGTACTTTTGCAAAATGAACATTTTCTGGTCATTTTATTTTTGAAGTATTAAGTTTTATATAATATTAACTATATTGTACCACTCAAAATCATTTTTTTTATATATAAAGTAAAATTTAATTAACTAAAAATATATAGTAAATTAAGACAATAAGTTTAGTTATAACTATTATTGTAATGCGTAATTAAAGCAATACTAATTTTATATATAATTATATAATGTCATTAGAGTTAAAAAAATTTGATATGAAAAATATTACATTTAAATCAAATGATACAAAAGGACCTGTTATCTTTTTAATAGGTCGTCGTGATACTGGAAAAACATTTTTGGTTAAAGATTTGTTGTATTACCATCAAGATGTTCCTATAGGAACGGTCATTTCAGGAACAGAAGAAGGCAATGGATTTTATTCAAAACTTGTTCCAAAACTCTTTATACACAATGAATATAACACTGCAATTATTGAAAATATATTAAAAAGACAACGGTCTGTATTAAAACAAATCACAAAAGAGGTTGAAACCTACAAAAAAAGTAATATTGACCCGCGGACATTTGTAATTATGGATGATTGCTTATATGACAATACGTGGTCTCGTGATAAGATGATGAGATTATTATTTTTAAATGGTCGTCATTGGAAAGTAATGCTTGTAGTTACAATGCAGTATCCATTAGGAGTTCCACCCACACTAAGAACCAATATAGATTATGTGTTTATTTTAAGAGAACCTTATATCGCCAATCGTAAAAGGATATATGAAAATTATGCGGGAATGTTCCCAACATTTGAGTCATTTTGTCAAGTAATGGATCAATGTACAGAAAATTATGAATGTTTAGTAATAAATAATAATGTCAAATCTAATAAATTACAAGACCAAGTATTTTGGTACAAGGCAGATAGTCATAATGATTTCAAGTTGGGAAGTAAGGAATTTTGGGAATTGTCAAAAGGGATACACTCTGATGATGAAGAAGAAAAATACGACCCGGCAAATACTAAAAAAAGAGGGCAGGGGCAAAAAATAAATGTAAAAAAAACAACTAAATGGTAGGTAGGCAGGCAGGCAATACAATGTAATAAATTATTTTACGATAATTTTTAACTAATGGTAATATATGTTATCAATAATATTTAAGATTAAATTTGTAATTAAAATTATATCAATAATATATATTATTTTAAGTTAAATAATATACTATATTAACCACGACCACCCCCCAGTCACCAAAGAAGACGCACAAAGTAATTATAATAATAAATTAATATAAATTATTATTATATGATTTGTTTTTTATGTTATATATTTGTTTTATTATGCGGGTACGGGTTTTATAAAAAAGAATAAAATATTTATTTCTTAGTTGCAAAAGGCCCGCTTACTAAAAGGCTTTGCCCGTAATCACTTTTACCCGTAACTATATTTTCCCCTTCAAATAATTCATTACGAACATCTTCGCTTGTAAGCGACGAGTTTTGTTGCAATAATTCTATTTGAGTATTCATATTATTTATACCAATTAGATTGCAATTTTCGTCAATGGTTTGTGTTAATTTAGCACCCGTTTTTTCTGCCTTTTTAATATTATCTTCAATTGCGGATTTTTTAGCATCTTTAATTCGCTGGTCAAAAGTGGTTTTTGCATTAGTTTCATTTTTGATTTTTTCACTCATCAATTTATTAAGTTCTTCTTCTAAATATTCAACTCGCCCGGTTTTATACGCTTCTGGATCCCAGGGCATCCACATTCCAACCGGCCCAACAAAAACATCGTGTGAAGGGTCTTGTTCCCGTAATAGCTTGCACCGCAGTTCTGCTTCTTCTAATGTAGGAAATGTTCCTCTAACTTTTACGCCGCGTGTGCTTGTTTGAAAATTATGTGCTACATTAAATTTAGCTTCAAGATCTTCTTCATTCTTATCTACAAATGTTTTATAATCATCGGTTATGTTAAGTTTATTTAATTCGTCCTTTTCTTCTTGGACAAATTCAGTAAAATCAGCATACACATCATCAAACTTTAACTTATATTTATAAGATAAAAAATTTAAAAAAGATACAAACTTTTCCATTGATTTATTGAAATTATATTTATTTAGGAATTCTTCAAAAAAGTAAATTTCCTTTTTTTTAACAATGTTTTCAGGGGAAACAAAAGACATACATACAAATTTTTGGCCGGCAATTGGTTTATCTTCTTCCAGTAAATCTACATATTTTTGGGGCTTTGTGGGTTGTTTGCCATTACTTTTATATTGAGACATTTTATATTTTTAATTATTAATGTTTAAGTTTTTTAATTATAAATATATATTTTTTTCTTTAGATTTATTATAATGAACGGAATGGTGAATATAGGAGAACTAGTTAAACGACTAATAAAATATTTGATTCAGGGTCTAATGATTGCTATTGTTTGTTATGCTGTGCCAAAACGCTCTTTGAATTTGGAAGAAATTGGGGTTATTTCCCTTACTGCGGCGGCGACCTTCTCCATTTTGGATACTTATCTTCCATCCATTGCCGCTTCTGCCCGAACCGGTGCTGGATTTGGAATAGGCGCTAACTTGGTTGGTTTCCCTATGTAAATTAAATAGCATCACATTTTATATATTTATTGTAATTACAATAAATATATAAAAAATACAACACATTAGTTTATATTTACAACACATTTAAACGCATACACTCACAAATAAATTTATTATTTACACAAAATCTTCGTTGGTTTCTAGTATTATCAAATTTTTAGGTTTAATAATTTTTTACCTTTAATTTTACTTCTGGTTGTATTGCTTCATCATCATCTTCAATTATCAAATTTTTAGGTTTTAGAACTCTTGCTTTTTTTACCTTTAATTTTACTTCTGGTTGTATTGCTTCATCATCATCTTCAATTATCAAATTTTTAGGGTTTAGAACTCTTGCTTTTTTTACACTTGATTTTACTTCAATTTCTATTACTTCGTTTTCTAATTCGTCTTCTTCCACTACTTCATTTGACGAAGGATTTTTTATTTGGTTGATTTCTTGGCGTGTTAGTCCTATCAACTTGTAAAACTCATCTTCTGTTATATCCGTAATTCCCAACTTACGAATGTCTGGAATATATTTGAATGCTTCACTATCTAAAAACGATTGCCCGTATTTAGGATAATCACTAATAACTACACTAATGTTAAAATCCATTATTTTTTTAATCAACTCTAAATTGTCCCCCAAAATGTAAAACTTGTGATTTCCAGTCAAACTTAATTTTCCTTCATCAATAAACGCTCCTTTAAATCCTCGTTTGTTCGCAATAATCAGTTTGCGTTTATTTGCGTCTGAGTGTTGTTCTGTTGTTTTTTTAACCAATATACCTTCTTTTAATGTATATGTATCAATCGCCCACATATCTTCTAATGTATATTCAGTTGGTATTTTTGCCTTTGTTCCAGATGATTTTATGGTTTTTGTTTTGTATTCCAAACTACAATTATGTTTTTCTATAAACTGAATTAGTTTATCAAATATACTATGGAATGCTAATGGAATGGAATAATTTTTATTGAGATATTCAAACGATGTTGTTGTAAGTTTTTTGCGTTTGATTTCGCTAATAATCTCTGTCTTTTTATTTTGTGTATTAAGAGTGTTTTGTAATACATACAACGAAATAGGAATATCAGCATTTATCATTCCTTTTGATTGCGAATCGTCCCACAATTTCAACCAAACAATATGTTTCTCCAACATCTCGTTATGTAATGAATGACTTTTCTTCAACCAGCTCAATGGATTAATGAATACTAAAAACCCATCTGGTTTCAACCATTCAAACGATTTTTCAATAAACTTCGTCCAGATTGTTTCGTTTTTATCTCCCAATTGCTTTCCAGTATGAGAACGAATGCCTCCTTTATTATATGGGGGATTTCCTAAAATCACATCAAAACTATTTAGTTTTAATCCCCAGACACTTGCTATATCCAATTCTAAGGTGTCCCCTTCATTAAGGTTTAAGTTGTATTGATTATTCATATTAAATATTTGATGACTAATAAAGACATTTTTTTTATTTAATTCGCTCATATACAACATATTTTCTATTATATGTTTTTTGCGTTCTTCGTCATTTGGAATTTGAGATTTTAATCCTTCCATTAATTTCAAATAAACCGCTACTGGAAAATTACCCATACCAGAAGCCGGGTCAATCCACTTGAATGTTGTTTCAGTAAATATACTTCTTCCATTTTCTGTAATATAGTGTTTATCCAAATTATCCAACATTTCAAATACTAAGGTCATTGGAGTAAATACTTCTCCGTTTTCTTGTTTCTCCTTTTGTTTTGGTTTCAAACAACTATCAATTAGTTCCAACAATTCTTTTGGTTTATCTATTAAACTTTGTAAAGACATTTTAAATTGGATTGCTATATTATATATAAAAGAGTTCTTATTAATATATTTTTCAACAATTTTTTCAATTAATTTTATAATATCTTTTTTGTTCCACCAAATAAACGACTGGTCATTAAATACACTTAATAATGATGGGCTCAATTTAACAACATTCAACATTTCTAAAATATCATTATGGCCCGTATTCATAGTTAAAATACAACTCAATGGAATAATAAAAGGCAAAACATCTTTTGTAAGGGAAATATTTACATCGGAAACATCCGCATTTGAAGTTTCATCAATATCATTTTCTCCGCCATCTTGTTTTATTGTTTCTTTTCCAGATTGTAATGCTTGAACATTTTCTTCATCAAACTGAACTTTTACATTTACTTTCTCATCACCAATAGAACTTGTAAAATATTGATTTAACATTTTTTGGTCTTTTGAATCCAATTCAATTATGTTTTCTTCAATTTTTCTCAACAAAATTTTTAGGTTATTTATTGGGTCTGATTTCCAAATGTGCAAAAGTTTTTCAACCAATTTTGTATTGTTTTCTTTTCCTTGAAATAAATCACTATCTATATTTATTAAATTATTTTCTATCAAATAGGTTATTTTTTGTTCTACATTCAAATCTTTTTTATACACATTATAATCCAATAATGTGTTAAGCACCCGAGATATATTTAAATCCACAACAAACCCCATTTTTTTAATTCCACTATTTATTTTATCATTATCCGGATTATTAATGCTTTCGGTCATACAACGATACATCATTTGGATAATTTTATCACTTGAAACAATATCATTAAACAAAAATACAACATCTACAAATGGTAATGTAATCCCCAATGTCAATTGATTTCCTGCTAATAAAATAAGTCCCGTTTTTTCTTGCTCTTTTGCTTTTAATTCCCAATTTTTGATTTCTTCTTTAATGTCATTTAATTTATATTCTTTCTTGGAATTTACAATTTTTATTTCATAATTTTTTAGTATACTATTTTTTCCCATTCTATCTTTCAAATGTTCGCTTACTTTATTAATTGTCATATTTATTCCAAAAGGTAAGAACCATAATTGAGTTGTAAAATCTCCATTATTCAATTGTGTTCTGCTATTATTTTCAATAGCAATTCTTTTTATTCTTCCAAATATAGATAAATCTTTTTTTGGATAATCTTCTTCTTTATTGCTTCCAGTAATATATCTCAACATTGTATCAACTTCATTTGGAAAACTACCACTTAACAGCGTTCCATTTGAAAACCCGTAAGAAGTATCCTTAATTTGTTCTTTGATTACTTCAAATCTTTTTTTATCCATCATATTTGTAAGTATATGTAAATCTGGCATTTTATCATAAATAGATAACATTTGTTCTTTATTTTCATCTGTTAAGAATACTAAAACATCTTCGCCGTGTTTTTCTACTAATCCATAAATATTTCGTTTTTTACATAATTGTTCGTCTTCAATATCCCAATAAAATTGGCATTCCGAAGGAATATTCCATTCACATAGCGGTTTTGCATAAGTAGCAGTTAAATATACTTTTATAGTTTTTGACGATGAGTACGATTGTAAAATATTTTTAGACATTAGTGTTGTTCCGTGAAAATGGTTCTCATCAAACACGATAAAATCTAAATTAAGTTGTTGTATTTTTTCAACCCTTTTTTCACATACGTAATCATCTAATAATTGTTTGCTTACAATAATAATATTACTTTCTTGTAAAATCATTGTTTCAAAATCACCCCCCTTTTTAATTTCGACAATATTTATTCCATTAAAATCTCTAAACTTATGAAATAAATCATCTGTAAATTGCGATAATGTTTCTGTTGGGGCGGGAGTGATAATCAACCCATTTAATCCTCCATATTTTTTATTGTATTTAATAAACAATCCTCCAACACAATAGGTTTTTCCAGACCTTGCCTTTGCGCCTAATAACAATTCTTTTTCTCCTTCATTAATCTTTTTCATTTGTTTATAAGTAATTAGGTATTGATGAAATCGCAGTTCTAAAGGAACTTTTTCATTACAAAATTTATAATTAACTTCATCAATATTAATGTCTTGTATAGAGAGTTTAAGATGTTTAAAGTATGCCTCAAAATCTTGTGTATCTAAAATAGTAGCTACATTATTTTTATAACAAGAATTTCCTTGTTGGGCAGACTTAAATGTATCTAATGTTTTTTGTTTATTGCTTACAAATAAATAAATCTCACAATCCTTATAAATATGTGTTTTATCTTTTATTGCTAAATAAATTTTATCAATATCATATTCATCCACACTTAACCCATCACCAAATTTACACGAAATAAATATCCATTTACCAGTAATTTTATTTTTTAGGGTAATATCACTCTTACCCCCTTTTCCTTTGCTAAATACCTTCATTTTTTTAACATAATTTTCCAAATCTATTATTTTTTTTAATTTACAATTAGCAATATTTCCTTCGTAATGGTCATAAATATTATTTGGTAAAATAGAACAACACCCAAAATTTATAATATAGTCACATACTTTTTCAAATAAATTGCCTCTTTTAGATTGTGTTTCTGCCTTTGTTTTACCAGTTACTGATTGTAAAAGTTCATCAAATGTAGAAACTTGTTTAATACGTTCAAATAATTCAATTCCGTTCATTTTTGTGATAGTTTAAGTATTATACTATCTTTATTATTCATTAAAATATCTTCAATTTTATTTATTTAACTTTCATTATATTTGTTCGCGGATTCCCTATGTAAATTATATAAATTAAACCATTATTATTTATATAATTCAAATTGTAGAAATAAATTCCCAGTTCAGTTCTTGGCAAATTTGTTTCCAAATAGAATCTTGTTCTATTCGTTTTTCTATATCCTTTAGCATAGGAAAATGTGGCAAATATTGCGTTTTCCCCAATAGTTCGCATAATTTATAAGCGGTATAATAATAGTTTAAGAAATTCACTCTATAATTCGGGCAAAATTTTGAATATGGATATTGTAGTTCAACAAATAAATTACAAAGAATTTCTTCCAATTCCTGAGTCATTACCGGCGGTGGTATTCCAAGTTTGTTTTTTATAAACGGAATGTGTTCATAGTATTTATTATAACCTAGTTTTTTTAATATTTCCTTTGTTTTTTCATTAGTAACTTGACTTAATAATATTCTTTCTTTTTTTATTTGACATTTTATATTTTCAATTACCTGAGGGGGTATTTGCGTAGTTTCCTTACCTTGGAATTGTGCAAGAATTTCTTTAAAATGATTAATTCGTTTATATGCATAAAAACATACCTCTTTGGGCGGTTCTTTATAGGAAGGTTTTTCATTTTCAATTAAATATGGAATATTTCTATAACAATTATTGCAAACTAATAAGCCGTCTTCTTCCACTGAAATTAATTCCCCTTTATTACAGTATTTGCAAATATCAGTTGGATAAATGAATGAATTAATATCAATAAAATTATTGTCAATGTTTGATAAATATTTTTTTACAATATTGCACCGGGCTTCATTTTTATTTTCAGAATTTTCATTTTTTTCTTTAATTTTAAAAAAATCGTATAATAGTTTATTCTTGTTTTGTTTTTCGTCGGAGTCCTCTT